ATAGCAGAAGCAAAGCGAAATAAGGCTAAAAAACAAAGCCAATTGGCATTTGAGACAAGAAAAGCGGCTGGTGAAAAAATAAAACAAGCAGATTGCGAAGTTGACTATAGAAAAATAACAAAAGAAGAATTAATTTTTAGAATTATGACATTTGACCACATTCCAGAAGAGCCTGGACGCAAAAAAAATCCTAAAACTGAAGCAGATAAAAAAATAAAATTAAATTTCCCCCCATTTCAACATTTTAAATTTAATGATCAAGATGAATTAGTTTGTGTAGGAAAAAGTCATTGGGAAGGTGGCATGGAAAATGGCGGATTTTCAAAATCACACGGTAAAGCAACTAATAAACTTGCTATGATGTGGATGAAACTATGCGATAGATATGCTACAAGAGGAAATGTTCGTGGATATACATATAATGACGAAATGCGTGGACAAGCAATACTGCAATTAGCACAGATAGGCTTACAATTTGACGAATCTAAGAGTCAAAACCCTTTTGCATACTATACTGCGGCTGTAACTAACAGTTTTGTTAGGGTAATTAACCTAGAAAAACGCAATCAGAACATAAGAGACGATATTCTTGAAATGAATAACATGAATCCTAGTTATACACGTCAACATGCAGGCGAATGGGAAGCATCACAAAGAAGACAAGAAGAAATAAACAGTAAAAAATAATCACTTGACATTGTTAAGTTTTTAAAGTATAATATGAATGATTAAGGAGTGATTATAAGTGTTTAAAAAAGCGGCTGTCTTTACTGACATTCACCTTGGCCTAAAAGGAAACAGTAAAGTACATAATGATGATTGTGAACGATTTGTAGACTGGTATATTGACCAAGCAAAAGCCAATAATTGCGAAACTGGTATATTTTGTGGTGATTGGCACCACAACAGAAACAGTTTGAATCTCACAACAATGGATGCAACAATCCGTTGCATGAAAAAACTAGGTAGTGCGTTTGAAAAATTTTACTTTTTTGACGGCAACCATGACCTTTACTACAAAGACAAGCGTGATGTCAACTCGACTGCGTTTGCTACTTACATTCCTGGTATTACTTTTATTGACGAAATATATCAAGAGGACGATGTTGCATTAGTTCCGTGGCTAGTAGGAGATGAGTGGCGTAAAATTAAAGATATAAAAAGCAAATACATGTTTGGTCACTTCGAACTTCCAAGTTTTTACATGAATGCCATGGTCCAAATGCCAGATCATGGTGAATTGAAAGCAGAACACTTTCAACATCAAGAGTATGTGTTTAGTGGTCACTTCCATAAAAGACAAAAACAAGGCAAAATACATTATTTAGGTAATGCGTTCCCACACAACTATGCTGATGCATGGGATGATGCAAGAGGAATGATGATACTTGATAGAGAAAACAACAAAGAGCCTGAATATCTGAACTGGGACGATTGTCCTAAGTATAGGACAACTACATTAAGCAAACTTCTTGATCCTAATCAAGACATAATAAAAAGTAATATGTATTTGCGTGTTACTATTGACGTTCCGATTAGTTATGAAGAAGCACAATTTATCAAAGAGACGTATATCTCACAGTATGGTTGTAGAGAGATTACACTTATTCCACAAAAACAAGTTGAAGAAATAAGCACAAATTTAGATATAACACAATTTGAAAGTGTAGATGAAATTGTTTCTAAAGAAATAACTGCTATTGATTCAGATAACTTCAATAAGAAAATGCTATTGGACATTTATAACGAACTATGATACGAATTAAAGATTTAACCGTAAAAAACTTTATGAGTGTGGGTAATCAAACCCAGGCTGTTGACTTTAACAAAGAACAATTAACACTTGTACTTGGTGAAAACTTAGATCAAGGTGGAGATGATAACGGATCACGTAACGGTACAGGTAAAACAACAATTATTAATGCATTGAGTTATGCATTATATGGTATGGCGTTAACAAATATTAAACGCAACAATTTAATTAACAAAACTAACAGCAAAGGTATGTTAGTTACTTTGCACTTTGAAAAAGATGGTATTGATTATCGTATTGAACGTGGACGTTCACCTAATATAATGAAGTTTTATATCAATAATCAAGAACAAGAGCAAGTAGATGAGTCGCAAGGGGACAGTCGCAAGACACAAGAAGCAATTAATACTCTGTTAGGTATGAGTCACGACATGTTTAAGCATGTTGTTGCACTTAATACGTATACAGAACCATTTCTAAGTATGCGACAAAACGATCAACGTGCTATTATTGAACAGTTGTTAGGTATTACTATACTTTCTGAAAAAGCAGAAAAATTAAAAGACGGTATTAGACAGACTAAAGAAACTATTACACAAGAAACACTTAAGATTGAAGCAATACAAACATCAAATAGTAAAATAGAAGATACTATTGCAAACTTAAAAGGTACCCAACGTGCTTGGCTTGCTAAAAAACAACAAGATGCAGACAAATTAATTACAGCAATCGACGAATTAGAACATTTAGATATTGATTCAGAACTAAATGCACATGAAAAACTTACACATTGGAACGAACATAACAATGCTATTTTGGCTCTTAGAAAAGAATTAAGCACATTAGAGCCAGCACTACAACGTGCAGACAATACTGTTGAAAAAGTCAATAAAGATATCGCAGAACTAGAAAACGCCAAGTGTTATACATGTGGACAAGACCTACATGCAGATAAAAAAGATGAAATCAGCAAACTAAAAAACAAAGAACTTGAAGATGCTATTGCATATCAAACTGAAATAAAAAATAAAGTTGAAGATGTAGAACAAGGACTGCAAGACATTGGTGATATCAACGGCAAGCCGAGTACATTTTATGAAACTGCAAAAGAAGCATATGAACACAGACAAAATGTTGACAGTTTGAAAACAGCATTAAAGAACAAACAAGACGAAGTTGATCCTTATCAAACACAAATAGACGAACTCAATAACACAGCAATGCAAGAATTAGACTATAGTGCGATAAATGACTTGACAAACTTCAAAGATCATCAAGAGTTTTTGTTAAAACTATTAACTAACAAAGATTCGTTCATACGTAAGAAAATAATTGATCAAAATCTTGCATATCTAAACAACAGACTTACATATTATTTAGATAAACTAGGATTGCCGCATCAAGTTGTGTTTCAAAACGATTTGAATGTAGAAATTACACAACTTGGACAAGACTTAGACTTTGATAACTTGTCAAGAGGTGAACGTAATAGACTTATACTTGGTATGAGTTTTGCATTTAGAGATGTTTGGGAAAGTTTGTATCAAAATATTAACCTATTATTCATTGACGAGATGATTGATAGTGGTATGGATACCGCAGGAGTTGAAGGTGCATTGGCTGTACTGAAAAAAATGGGTAGAGAACGAAGCAAAAATGTATTTTTGATATCTCATAAAGATGAATTGATTGGAAGGGTAAATCATTTAATGAAAGTTGTAAAAGAAAATGGATTTACATCTTACGAAAACGATATAGAGATAGTAGAATAATGATTTTAGATAAAATCAAAGCACGTGGTGATGAACTTGCTATGTTACAAGGACATGATAGGCTACAATACTTGGTTGATCTAGCAAGAGATGTTGAACCTTTGGATGAAAAAGATAAAATTGAAGAAAATAAGATAAGAGGATGTGCAAGTAATCTATGGGTAACTGGAAAACAGAATAAAGATGGTACTGTAGAATACAAACATGATGGTGACGCTTGGATTACTAAAGGAACTGCTAAAGTAATTGTTGATTTAGTGAATGGTGAACGAAAAAGCGAAGTAGCGAACCTATCCTTAGAGAGTTTTAAGCCATTAGGTATAAGAGAATTACTAACAATGCAAAGACAAGTAGGATTTGGTAGTTTAATTGAAAGAATTATAGGTATAGCAAAACATGGATGATACGCACGACCTATTAACAAAAGCATATATGGAGTATTTCAAAGAAAATGAAAATTTTGAAGACCGTGTGTCTTATAGAACGCACAGAGCAAGCAGAGCATGTTTGCGAAAAATAAGAAAATTAGCAAAAATCCGCATGGACGAAATCAACAACAAGTTCAAAACCAAAATCGAGACCGAAAAAAAATAGCCCCGGTAAGTACGTTCATGCAATGGACTTATCAGGGTGAACAAATAGACGAAATACCAGAAGAATACGAAGGATTTGTTTACCTTATAACCAATACTAAAACTGGGCAAAAGTACATAGGCAAGAAACTAGCAAAATTTAAAACTACAAAACCACCATTAAAAGGCAAAAAAAATAAAAGACGCGGAAAAAAAGAAAGCGACTGGCGTGACTATTGGGGAAGTTCTGATAGACTTATCGCTGATGTTGCAGAATTAGGCGCAGAAAATTTTACTAGAGAAATACTATACCTGTGTAAAGGTAGAGGCGAAATGTCTTATATAGAGGCAAGAGAACAATTTGATAGGCGAGTTCTAGAAAAAGATGACTACTACAATGGTATTATTAATGTACGTGTAGGCGGATCAGACAAATTAAAAAAGGCATTGCTAGAACATAGCATTAAGGCAAAACACTCCAACACATAAGGTTAGCGGGCCAGTTTGTAATACCGCTGAGAAAGAGCATCCGTATA